TTCCAATACACTCCGGTTTCTGTGCTGCTCTTCGGCCCACTGACGCCTTCTCGCTACAGATTGAAGGGGAACAGGATAACTACAGGGGGTAGTGCAGGATAAATCCGGGATGAAGTGGGACTGAGCGGGATTTTACGGGAGGGAGATTGGAATTTGATTGCGCCGGGTGAAAAACACCATCACGTGGTGTCTGTATCCTCGAAAAGGCGCGGCTGATTCCGATTTACCTCTCTCCGATGCACTCGGTCGATCAATTTCCGGAGCCCTCTCTCGGTCATACCTGTTTCCTTGACCAACACATGGTAGTTGGTGCCATTGAACCGCCGGTAGATCTCCAGGTCGCGGCTGGCAAGCTTGTAGTGGTAGTCCTTCGGGAACGAAATGTTCTGGCCACCCCAGTGGTCGGCCAGGAAGTCGGCAATCGCGATCGAAACTTGCTCAGCCACGTCCTGAGAGATTCCATGATCCGCCACAATTTGGCGGGCGTGGCTCTCGATGTCCTGCAATAGCTCCAGGCGTAGGACTTCCATCTTCCCGTTACGCACGATTCACCTCCTGTGCCATCTTCAGAACCTTGGTCCAGTCGGCCTGGGCCACTCCAACCGGATCCACTTCGACACCCAGGGCTGCTTTGGCAACCTGACGGCTCGCCTCCGCGTGGCCGGGCAGCTCATCAAGGCTCGGTGTGACCGACAGCCCGAGCGCAGCCCACAATTCCCGAGTGCGCTCTGTGCGGATCCGATCACGCCAGTGCTTGAGATGCTCAATCACCGAGCTGGCCTGCTTGCTCGACAGCCATTGCAGCGCCTCAATCTTGGTATGGCGACACACAAATGACGCCAGAGCGGCCTCTGATGAATCACGGACGATGCCCATCCCGACCAGCTCCAGCCAGATGCCACGAATCATCCGGCTCTGATCATCGTCCGCCATCGTTCGATTGCCGCCTTTGCGCTTGGAACCGGCGCTGGTATTGACCTTGATCTTGAATCCGGCGGTTTTCAGGTGCACCAGAACGCGTTCCAGTTGCTTGTCGCTGCAGTCCGATGCGCTGGCATGGCCGGTCTTTTCCTTCAGGATCGCCCGGTACGTTTCTTCGTCCATGCGCAGCTCGCGCCTACCGACGTGTATCAGTTTGATCAACCGGTTACGGTCAGATGTTGTATCCATCATGCACAGTCCTTCTGTACCGATCCGCACAGCAATTCACCCAGTCGAGTATCTCCATCGCCGCCATATGGAACGCAATCGATAGTCCATCCTTCTCGCAATTGCCGCTCCTGGGTCACTTCCCCTCGCACGTTTACATTGGGCGTAGGTCTTTGGTCATCAAGAGCTTCGCGAGCATTCTCTTCTGCCACCTGATCCGCGTGATCTTCGTCATCCGCCTGAACAACCATGAGAAGCGTGAAACTCACTGCTACGTTGAATAGAGGCATTTTTCTCACCACTTGATCAGATAACCGGAGAAACCGTCCGGACCGTATTGCGTCAAGAAAAAATCGAAGAAGCTTGCAGAGCAGTGAAAGCCATCAGCCTTTGCAAGTTCGGAAATCTCTTCGTCACTGAGCTGTTGCATGATCGATTGGGTCGCGCTGCGGACTTCCAGGAGAACCTCCCGTGACCTCGGGAATATTTGAATCTGGAGTACCGCACGGCAGGTCGCGGTGCCAATACGTTCATAGCTGGAAGTGCGAACACCTACACCGAGAAATAGAGTGTCCCCCACGCTGTAGCGCCGCTTTCCGCGTGGCCGGATGGTCTGCAGTTTGCAGTCTTCCCCTGGGTACGGATCGCGCTCTAGAGCACGAACGTCCAAGCCGGCCTTAATCATCGGGACGAACTCGCGTTTGAAACCGAGGCTTGGCATGTCAGTTGCCCCCCATAGAGATTGCGGCAGTGTCCTCATTTCCCTCTGACATGCCCGTATCGGCTTCGTCTTCCTTGAACATTTTCTCAACCCCTGCCAGCCACTTATCAGCTTGTTCAAGTCCCCATGCTGCAAGCAAGGCATACGCAGCCTGTTCGTTGCGCTCTTCATTCGCACTGTCGAAGCCAAGACCAGCCATAACCATGACTCCATCAAAATGCGTTGCAATCTTCAGTTGATAATCCCCGTCATCAAGCTCTACAAACACGATCACTTGACGGCCATCGCTTGCGCGGATGATTTTTGCAAAGTCGCGTGGAATCCTCATCTCACACCCCCGCCACATCCAGCGCCAGCGGCTCCCACTTCTCTGTATCGCCGATGCGCTTGTAAACACGGATATAGGCTTTCGACCCCACCACCTGGACGGCATCGTTGATGGCCTGCATGGCGCGCACCCAGCGTTCGTCCTGGATATCCACCCGGCGCAGGCTCAGGACCGCTCCCGTCCGGATGTTCCCCTCCCGGTCAACCTCAAATGCCCGGTCAATCAGCGCCTTCACCTCTGGTCGCGCCGTAGAGGTCCAGTCGAGGAAGCACTCGTCGATCAACGCCTTCGCGGCCTGAAGCCGTTCATCGAACGTGATCGACTCGCTGATCGCCCGGACCACTTTCAGCGAACCGTCAAAGCTCATCAGCGTCACATTACCCTTGCGCCCGCCCAGTGCCACGCCGTACTGCTCGGCGGACAGATCGACAAACGCGGCCACGTCCGCGAACGCCTTGGCCTTGAATGTACCAATCGTCTCGGAGAGCTTCTCTGCGGCCTGGACGATCTCGCGCACCAGGTCATCACGGGCGCGGTCGATCGGCTTGATCATGGCCTCGGGCGTCAGCCCGCCCTGGGCGTTGCGCCAGTACCCTGGCGGAATTGCAGTCTGGTTATCACTCATTTCAGAACCCTTTCAGAACTCGAAATCAACCCTGGTTGTCGAACTCAAGCCGCATCTGACCGAGCAGTGTCGCCAGCGACACTTTCTTCAAACGCGCCTCCAGATACAGCGAACGCAAAGCACGCATCCGCAAAAAGCTGCAGGTACGCTGCAGCTCTTCGGCGGTTTCCGCGATGAAATAACCCGAGGTCGGTGTGCCACAAATCGGCATCCCGTCGTCGCGTAGCGAAGTAATGATTTCGCGCAGCTTGCGCGGGGAAACCACCGCCATCACGGCAAGGTCATCAGCCGAAATGCCGTTGCTTTCCCCGATCCGCTTGGCGAGCAGCTTCGCGATCAGGTCACGCAGATCAGTTTGCGGTGACATTGCAACGCTTCCCGGACACAATGGATGTCAGCCGAGCATCTACAAACGCCTCCGCAGTGTTCGACAGGTGCCGCCGCGTCGGGCAGCGCTCACGGCCAAGTGGCGTCAGGCAGTAGCCGGCACCATCCTCCGTGTGGCACTGCGCCACCAGGCCGGCGCGTTCCAGTGAGCGCAACCGCGACTCCATGCTGGATCCGAATCGTTCCATGATCTGAATGGCCGAAATCTTTGCCGGAGCCATCGCCAGCAACAGCGCAGCATATGGCCCGCGCAGATCAACAAACTCAAGTTTTCTCGTACGACTCATACGCCTCCCCTGATCGCATTCACATCACATGCCGCGCCGCAACGAGCCCGCGTCAATGCCAGTTGATTCGACAGCAGCATCACCTGCCTCTGCAGGTCGTCGCGTTCGGTTTCGAGCTGATCCGTATAGTCCGAGTGACCGGCGAACCCAAACAGCGCCAGGACTCCCAGCAGCATCAGAATCGTTTGAGTTGCGCGCGGCATCTCAGCACCCCTTCACAATCGCCGCATCGACGCGTTCCGCGCCCAGTTCCGCAGCGGTGTTCATAGCTTTGACGAGCAGGTTGTTCACCAGCAGCGGATACGTCATGCTGATGCGCTCGCCGCGCTTTGGGCCATCCTTCACGATTGCCCAAAGGCGGTTGCGGACGGCATCAAAGACATCTGCAGAAAAGATCACATCAGATGTTGAATTTGCGCGTGCCAGCTTGTGGGCGACATAACCTTCCAGCTCGGTGTCGAGCGGGAGAAGCTGGAGGATCTCCAGGCGGCGAGCCACTTCACGAGCCTCGCCAGTCGCATGCTCACCAAGCTTGACGAGTAGTTCAGGTTGGCCGACCAATACGATCGAGATCAGGCGTTTCCAGCCGGTCTTGAACTCATGAAAGCGCTTAAGCTGCTTGAGCGCTGGGATACTGAGGTCGTGCGCCTCTTCGAACATCACCACGTTGTGCATGCCTGCCTCGGAAGAATCCGCGAGTAGCTCATGCGCCTGGCGCGTCAGCTTTTCAGACGATGCGCACATCGTTACACCAGGCGCAATGTCAGCGATGATCGCCTCCATCACGGCGCGTGCCGTCATATTCTTTTTGTCTGTAAACATTGGCTGAATCAGCCGAACAGGCAGGGTCTCGCGGCGCACACGATCTTTAAAGTCGTCGATCAAGGTCGTCTTGCCGGATCCTGATTCACCTACCAGACCGAACAGACGCGAGTTGCGGACGGCTTCCCATACCGATTCAGATGCAAACTGCTGATCAGGGCCACGGAAAACGTCTTCAGCGCATTCCGGGTCCGTATTGAACGGATCGCGGAATAGCTTGAAATGACGTCGGGCTGCTGGTGTTAGCATAACGGGCTCCAAGTGATAGTCAGGTACTTCGTCGGGTGTAATCGGTGCAGAAACTTGTGCCGTATCGGTACGTCGCTGGAGAAATGCGGCAGGGATGCAGTTTGGCAATGTCAGTGCAGATGCTTCATCCAACTCAAACAGATCCGCATCGTCAGCCTTGGCAACACCACGGCTACGCAAAAACTCGCGGATCTGTTTTTCCAGCCAAGGCCGTGGCGTCAGGGCCGGCCATTCATTGCGCCCAAGCAGAAGCGACGTCAGTGACACAGAAACCGGCTTGCCATCTGCTTTCTTGATGTGCTTTGAAAAATCAGCCTGACTGATGCCTGCATGAGCCAGTACCGCCCGCAATTTGATAGGCATGTATGGAATCTCCGACCGTAGAATGTGTTGTCGCGTGTTGTGTAGCCGCACACGCGGTGGGCCACTTACTTTGATTGCTGTGTTCATTTACAATCTCCTTGCTACTTGATTTAGGCCCTTGCCGGGGCCTCCTGCGCCTCACTGATTGCCGTCAGCGAGGCGTTTTCACTTCTGCCCGCCAGCAGCTCGTACCGAGCCTGCGGCGCGCAACTCCTCAATGGCCTCAAACTGCACCGAGGCCGGAACAAACTCACCGAATTCACCCTGCAGGAGCGCGTACAGATTCGGGCGCGTGTCTCCGTTTGCCTTGCGCTGGCGCACCGCTTCGACCAGGGGCACCGGCGGCAACTCCCTGGCCTGCGCCGTGACGGCGTGCTCTGAGCCGCGCCGTGGGATGTACTGCGGCACAACCGCCTGTTCGAAATCCGCGAACGGGTTGATCTCCCCGTCAAATGCCACTGCGCGTGCCTTACGCGCCGCGTCTGCTTCGGCTTGAGTGGGCACGTCATAAGCCATCTTGTTGATGCGCTTGAGCTGCCGCTCTGCGGCACTCTCAGGCAACGCCCGGATGGGTTCGCCCCACACGTTTCCATCAGCCATGAAACCGAACTCGTCATGCTCTGCCGGCACCACCGTGTAGCTTTGATCTGATCCGTCCGCCTGCCGCATCAGAATGTCGATCGCGGGTGCGCGGTAGGGATTCACGACAACGCGCACCTTGTCGCCCACGGCCACGCCTGGAATGTTGCGTAGCAGGTAGGTGTGAGAGCCATAGTTGCTGACGGCGTAGCTGATCTGCAGCTGGTTGTTGACTGTGCGTTCCTGCACGCCCGTCGTCACCAACTCGCGGCAAAGTTCAATCGGCGGTGCGAGGCGCAGCTGGTCCTCACGGATATTCAGCCAAGCCCCGTACCGCGTCATGCGATGGCGTGTATGGACCGCGCTTGCGCAATGAGCGCGGCGAACCTCGTCAGCCTTGGCGTTCAGTGCCTGGAGGTTCTCCGGCTTCCACAGCGCCAGACGGCTCTCGAACGTCAGCTCCCAGCGGTTGTGTCCGCCTTCCACACCTCCCTTGGCGCGTGCATTCTTTGTCCGATGGACAATCACCTTGATGCCCAGTCGGTCAAACAGATTCCGCGCAATTGCCGCCCGAGCTGCAGCGCCGGGGTCCATCACCAGGATCACTGGCACACCGTGGAAGGGCTCGCCGTTCGGACGCGCCTGGATGGCCTCAAGGAAGAACTCGATGCAGGACAGCGCATCTTCATGCCCGGCCATGTAGCGCACGAAGTAGCAGTCCGAGGTGTGGTCGGTAATCAGCCAGCGGGTGCAAAGGTCTTTCTGAACTCGGGCAATGGCGTCAGGCTTGTTCTTGTAGACCTCTGTATCGTCCAGGTGCTGAATGCCATTGATACCGCCCTCTGGCGCATAGAATAAGGTTGCGACCGACATGTCGATCTGCCACACATGATTCGGATGCAGGCTGCGCATGCTCAAGGCTGGGTGGCCCGATTCCAGCTGCTCGGGATGGCAATTGAACTTGCGCATGGCACGCGCCAGTGTCGTCGGTGATACCGAGAGGATCTCGCCGGTCTCTTCATCCACGCGGCCCATGCCGTTGGCACTCAGTACCGAGTTCGATGCCTTGATCGATAGTGTCCGCTTGCCATTGGCTCGTGTGCCAAGATGGATCATGCCGGCAGCACGCAGCGCATCCTCCTCGCTGATGCACGTCTTGCCCGCGTCAGAGCGCTGCTTCCGGCCGCTGTCATACAGTCCCAACTGCTTCAGGCGGGTGTAGATCTTGCCCTTTGAAGCATTCAGCGCCTGGCAGGCCTCGGCCATGATCTGGCCTTGCTCGCCGTATCTCGCGGTTGCGAGACGAGCCGCCAGGGCGCGCAGCAACTCGATTTCGACGACAGCCGCTTCCATCGCTTATGCCTCCGCACTCAGCGACAGCGGGTCAACGATCGCCTGGAAGTCCACCGCCATGCCGCGAGTGCTGGCGATCTCGGCAATGCGCTGGAATGCCCAGGTAACGGTCTGCTCTGCCAGCGTCACGCGGGATTCGGTCTGTTCCACAAGGCAGTCGGCAACAGCCAGGTCAAACTTCTGGATCGCGCCAAGCAGTTCCAGCGCTGCATCCTGAAATGCCTTGACTGCATTGGCCTCACGCTCTGCAGTCAGCCTGGCTTCCTGTGCCTTGCCTCCATGAGTCAGCTTGTCGAGCTTGCCGTCGAGCTTGTCGATTTGCTCGTTTTTGGCCTGGATCTGACGATCCTTCGTTTCGAGATCCGCATTGATCTTGGCTCGCTCCTGGCGCAGAGTGCGGCGCAACTCAGAGGTCGACATGGTGTCAATCTCATCCAGATTCAGGCCGGCCACCGTGCCGCCGTCGGCCAGCTCCTTCACCTCTTCGTCGTCCAGCACGAGCAATTCATACATCTTCCCGCGTGAGAGGTTTTCCAGGGCGGCCTGCTGATCTGGGTTCATGCCCAGCCTGAATTTGCGCGAAGCCTGCATGCAGCGATAAGCCGTGCGGGTATCCATGCCAAGGCGCTCCATCACCTCGCGGAAATCCGCCTCCGGCTCGTTTTCGCGGAGGATGATCAGCTGTTCGCCAAGCTCCAGCATTACCCGTGCGCCAACCTCCATCAGCCCCCGGATGCGGGTAACCGTCTCGACCCGGTTATAGGGGACGACCTGCCCGGTGGCTTCCTGCACCGCAAGGGAATGATTTGCTGCTTCACGCTGCGCAACCTGCAGCGATTCGGCAATGCCAGAATCTGCCTCTGGCTGGATTTGAACCGGTTCTTTGCGAGGACGTGCCATGTTTCTCTCCTTGAAAATCAGTACGCAGCAATGCGCTGCCGCAATTCATTCAGCCGCAGGGTCTTGCGGTTGATTTCCGCATCGGTGCTCGCAGCGATCTGCATCAGCAGCACGCTCAATGCCCAGCGCCCCGAGTCCAGCTTGATCACCACCGATTCCTCGGCCAGTGCTTCGAGCGTGCGCAGCACCGTAGAGGGAGCTTTTTCATTGAGGGCACGCGTGATGTCGGAGAGCGTCATTCCGTCCAGTGCATGCCCCTGCAATATCCGCATGATTCGGCACACCCGGCGCAGCGCACGGTTGTCTTCTTTTTCGGCCATCAGTTGAACTCCAGTTCGGGTTGTGCGTGCTGTGTCACATTGACGCGGTGCCATGCCAGTTCCTGCATGCCCGTATTGATCTGGTCCAGGGTTTCCTCTGCAGACTTCTGGCCCGAGTAAAACTTCAGCAGTGCCCCCACCGCATCGTTAAGTGCTGCCTGCAGCTCATTGAGGCTGTCAGCCCCGGCAGTCTTTCCCGTCGGCAACTCAATCGAGATCCGGCCCGCCGTTGCTGCGTAGTAGCGACTGAGCAGATCAATGCCGGTCGCATGCTCGAAAGATTTCACTTGATTGATCTTCAGCTTCAGGTCTGCCAGATCCTTGTAGAGAGACCAGACAGACGAGTACCCCATCAGGTCTGAGATCTTCTCGACCGAGCCGTTGTGGGCTTCCTTGAAGTAGTCGATGGATTCATCGACGGCCTGCCTCAGGCTTGTAGGCGTGCGCCGTTTCCAAAAGCGGGCGCGATTTGGATTCAGTCGCATGATTCGTTCTCCAAAAAGAAATCCTGGTTGCTCGGTGCGCGATGTCTCGCCACTTCATAGACTTCAGCCATCTCAACGAATATCGGAGTCGAAGCCATGCAAAGTTCGGAACAAGAGGCAAAGATTGATGCCTGCACATCCGCATTGATGGTCGTAGTCGGGCTGCTGCACGAGCAAGGGGTGCTCTCAGGAGGGGCAATTGCAAGAGCCTGGTCACAACACGCGCATGCACTAACAGCAGAGCAGCTTGATACGGGATATTGGCTTGCAGCACTTGCCGGAAAACTAGACCGTGTATCGAAAAAATGGCCTGAGCCTGGTACGCGACGCCCGTGGTAAGGAACACCCCATGAATCCGTTCCGTCGCAGTAACCGAATGAGTCTGTGTTGGTTTTCATCACTGGGCCTCGGGCCTGCAGATGAATGCAACCGATTCCCGGAGTGCTTGGCTATGCAATGCACCAATGCGATCACGCAGTTGTGCGGCAGTCTCAGCAAACGTTCTGGCCGATTCGTAATCACCGGCAAGCTCGCAGCACAGAGAAAACCCGGAAATCGTCTCGATTTCACGCGAGAACCGACTCGAATCCAGTCCGTGCAGCGTCAAACCAACATCTGTGAAGTTGTCGTTGCGTGCAGCTTCAATAACTGCCAGTGCTCTGGCGTATGCAGCACGTTGAAGACGCGCTGCCATGAGCTGCATTTGGGTTACGGGCAGTTCCATTTACGCCCCCCTGACTGCGCTGGACGTTACGGATCGCGCTGCCGCTGCCAGTTCTCGGCGAACTTGGCTGCTACTCCGGCGGGTATATGTCTCGGGATACATCCCCGGCCACAGATCATCAACGCGGCGGCCAAGGAACAGCGCAATCATGTTTGCAATGCGGCGTGACTTCGATTCGCCGTGGACTACCCGGCTGATCTGCGTCACAGAGACGCCAGCTGCTTCGGCAACTGCGCTCATGTTTGCGCCCTTCTTTGTGAGCAAGGAGCGGATTTGTTCTCCAGTCATGCTTACCTCTTTGTCGGCATACGCACGTAAAAAAGGGGGTTAAACTTGACCGTTGTGAAACGGTGCTTGTAAACGGTGTTTTTTAACGGTGTAAGCGAATAATGGTTGGAAAATTCCAACCTGTCAACGCTTTTGTTTGGATTTTTCTAACATGACCACTCTTGGTGAACGCATCAAGGCGGAGCGCGCTCGTCTGGGCATGTCGCAGCCGGCTTTCGGAGAGATAGTGAAAGCGACTAAATGGACTGTCTGGAATTGGGAGAAGGGAGACTCTGCTCCGGATGCAAATCAACTTGCTGCGCTTGCCGCAGTTGGTCTTGACGTTGCTTATGTTGTGACCGGATTGCGTGAAACTTCACCGAGTTGTGCTTCAGGAACTGAAATTGACGAAGTGTTCAATGCCCTGACTGATGCAGATCGGCAAATTGTCATCGAACTTGCAAAGTCACTGTTGGCGGCCCACGGGGCACGATAGAAATAGGAAATTTTTCACGTTCAAAATATAATTGGCGGCTCTCCGCCTCAAGGCGAGGTAAAACCACTCAAAGATATGTGATGATGCTTAAGTTATAGAAAGTTGCTTGTTGCCCTTGTGAAAAAAGGGCACTGCTGTAAATTTGATCGAGGTGCTGGTAACACCTTTTGAATGTGCAGGAGTTCGTTTTTGGCTGCGCCCTACGCGGTCAAGGACGGGCTACGACCATGATCAGCGATCATGGCCGGGTGCGTGGCTAATAAAAGACTCTCGTAAGAGGGGAATATGCCCGCCGTCCCTGCGCCGGTTACCAGTTCCCGGCCACCATTTGGTGGTTGAGAGATCAAATTTTCAGCGGTGTGTTATGAGCAAGAGCGGCAGCGGCTACTTTGTGCCGGAAGAAGCATGGGCGGATTTGGAAGACTTGATCG